GGCGAGAAGTACGAGTTCCTGGGGAAGACGTACGTCTACTCCAAGGGTGAGCCGATGGGTCAGCCCGTCGTGTCCCCACTGGTTCGCATCATGGCGACCGAAGAGGGCCAGACCGGCAACACGTACGAGTCGATCTACTTCAACCTGACCGACGACGCCGCGCCACTCGCGCAGCTCGTGAAGGTGTACAACGTCGACGTCGGCAAGACGCGCGTGCTGATGAACAACAAGATCGTGATTCAGCCGTCGACCGCCGGCTCAGCGTCGAAGGACGGTGGCCTCGAGACTTTCGTCGTCTTCGACGAGTCCCACCTGTACAACGTGCCCGAGCTCCGCGAGATGTTCCGGGTCGTGTCCCGAAACCTCCGCAAGCGGCGGAAAGAGGGCTCCTGGTACATCGAGACGACCACGATGTACGCGCCCGGTGAAGAGTCGATCGCGGAAGAGACATACCAGCAGGCCGACGCGCTCGAAGAGGGCCGTTCGCGGCGTGCTGGGCGACTCCTGTTCGACCACCGGTGGGCGGACGTCGAATCGCTCGAGCCGATCAAGGTTCCCATCGACCCGGAGAAGTTCGACCCCGCAGACGAGTCGACCATGCGGCTCGAGGCCGACGAAGAGTACCTGAAACGGCTCTCCGACGCGTTCATCGAGGCGTACGGCGAAGCGATGACGTGGTGGGACGTTGAGGATCTGCTCGACGGCCTCTTCGACACACACCAGTCGGAGATCGAGACCCGCCGGTACTTCTTCAACGCGCTCGTGGAAGACGATAACGCGTGGGTCAGCGTCGCGCTCTGGGACCGTGTCGGCCTCGAGTCGCTGCTCAAGGAAGCGAAAGCCAAGGGGCTGCGGCTCGGATGGTTGCCGCCGCAGAAGCGCGACATCATCACCCTCGGGTTCGACGGTTCGGAGTCCGGCGACGCCACCGTGCTCATCGCATGCCGCGTCAGCGACGGGTACGTGTTCCCCATCCGAATCTGGGAAGCGCCCGACACGAAAGCGGCGAAGCATTGGCGGGTCGACAAGACCGACGTTGACGCGACCGTCCGAAAGACGTTCCGCGACTACCGGGTCGTCGGATTCATCGCAGACCAACCGTTCTTCGCGGACTACATCGACAACTGGGAGCGGGACTTCGGGGACACGCTCCCCGTGAGCGCCCGACCCGGCCGCGCGATCGCGTTCGAGACGAAGCAGCACGCCGAGATGGAAAAGATCATCGAGCGGACCCACACGGCGATCTCCGACCGTCACATCCGCCACGGCAACCACAAGGCACTCACCCGCCACGTGATGAACGCCCGCCGGTGGAAGCGCCCCAGCGGCGCGTACGTGATCGGTAAGGAACGTCACGGCTCCCCGAAGAAGATGGATGCCGCTATCGGCATGGCCCTGGCCTACGAAGCGTGCGCCCGATACCGGAAACAGTACATCGAGACGAAGGCATCCGTGCCTGTCAGAGTCAGATAGGTAGGTGGTCCGATGCTCGTAGAGACGAGTGTCCCGGGATCGGACGACTGGTACCTCGTGCGGCTGTGCGACCAGCTTGGCGAAGGTCTGCCGCGCATGCACCGGCTGCAGTCCTACCGCGACGGCGACGCCCTGCTTCCCCTCGACCTGGTCGCGGGGGAGCGGGAGTCGTACGTCCGGTTCATGCGTCGGTCGCGCCTTCACGTCGTGGAAACGCTGCGCGACGCGCGCACGAACCGGCAGAAGGTCATCGGGTTCCGCACAGCCGCCGCCGGCGACGAAGCGGGAGACGCCGAGGCGTGGAAGAACTGGAACCGTTCGCGGATGAAGGTTCAGTCTCGTGAACTGTGGAACGACACCGCAGACTTCGGTTCCGCCTACATCCTCACTGTCCCCGATGACGGCGGATCCCCGATCTGGCAGGTCCGGAACGGGTGGGACACGATCAGCATTCAGGACCGCAACCGCCCATGGTTGACCGAGGCGGGCATCACCGTCGGGTTCGACCCTGTCGCGGAACTCGAGATCGTCGTCTTGTACCGCCCCGGCTACTACCGGGTCGCTTACAAGCGGACCAGGATCCCCACCCTGCCGAAGAACGGCACCGGGTGGTACGGGACGCGCGACTGGGCATGGGCATCCGAACCGATCATCACCCCGTGGACGCGGGACTGCCTACTCACCAAGAACTCGACCGTCGACGGTCTGGGCATCTATGAGAAGCACCTCGACACGGTCGACCGGATCAACGAGATCACCCTCAACGCACTGGCGCTCATCGTCCAGCAGGCATTCAGCCAGCGGGCGATCGAGGGTTCCCTCCCCGAGTTCTACCCGGAAGGCCACCCCCAGGCCGGTCAGAAGATCGACTACAACGAACTCTTCAAATCCGGTCCGGCCGCGCTGTGGTTGCTCGGTGACGCGAAGATCAAGGAACTCGCGCCCGTCGATGTGCGCCCGGTCTACGGTGCACGCAAGGACGAGGTCGATGTCCTCGCAGCGCTCACTTCAACCCCGTCGTACGTGTTCAACGCCGGCGCTGACAACCAGTCCGCCGAGGGTGCCGACCTGGCACGCGAACAACTCGTGTTCGCCGTGGAGGCGATGAACGAGCTCGCGTCTACGACGCTCGCGCAAGCGCAGGCGTTGCAGTTCCAGGCGCTTGGAGACACGGTCAGGTCGGACGCGTCAGAGATCGAAGTGATGTGGGCGAAGGTCAACCCGGCGTCGCTTACTCAGCGCGCCGAGGCCGGATCGAAGCTCAACGGTGTCGCGACGCAGAGGTGGATCGACGAGGAAGTCCTTGAGATGTCACCGGCGGCACGCCGCCAAGCCGAGCAGGACCGTGTGACCGAAGCGTTCACGTCCGCGCTCGCGGGAGGAACCGATGCCAACAACGCTGGATCAAACCCGGCTACTCGTTGAGTCCTACGCGGCGCAGCAGGCGCGCCTCACCGCTGCGCTGCTCCGGATCCTGCTGCTCCTGTGGGGGCGGATTCCCTCGTGGAACGACCCGGACATGCTCGACGCGTGGGCGGCGCGGTCCGCGGTCGAGGTGGACGTGGCGCTCGCGCAGGCACGTCGCCTCACCCGCGCGTTCACCCTCACCCACATGAGGTTGAACGACGCAGCGCCCGATCTGCTCCCCGACCCCATCGACTCGTATGAGCGTGGCGGGGCGGCGATCGTGGAGGTCTACAAGCGCCCCTGGCGGGAACGTGCCTACGTCGAGCGTACGACGCGCGAGGAAGGCGGGACGCCGCAAGCGGTGTCCGAGAAGGGCAAGAAGGCGTTCGAGGAACGGTTGGCGACGATCGTCCGTGACGACGTGATGCTCACTGCACGCGACGAAGCACAGAAGGTCTACGAAGCGTCTCCGAAGGTAATCGGGTACCGGCGGGTGATCCACCCAGAGCTGTCCGAATCGGGCACGTGTGGCCTCTGCGTCGTCGCGTCAACGCGGCTGTACTCGACGAGCGAACTCATGGAGATCCACGACAACTGCAAGTGCACCGTCGCGGAAGTGACCTCCGTGTTCGATCCGGGTCTCACACTCAACCGTGAAGACCTGGACGCGATCTACAACGCCGCCGGCTCGAACTACGCCGAGCAGTTGAAGCAACTCAGGGTAAGGACAGTCGAGCACGGCGAACTCGGCCCGATGCTTCTCCGCTCCGGGTCGAAGTGGGTTGATCCGGCGACGGTGAATCGCCGCGCGAAGCGTGAAGCGGCCCGCGCGACACCGTATCAGCGGCAGACCCCGCAGAGCACACAAACGAACTGGCGCGCCATGAAGGCGACTTCGCAGAAAGCGATCCGCTACCTCGAGAACGCGCGCTCACGCGGGACCAACGTCGTCGACATGGGGTACGGGCCGCGTGAGATCCGCGACCTCGAAGTCGCTATCCAATACCACCGCGACCTGATTGCTCGAGCCGAGCGTCACGCCGCTTGACACACTCCCCGCGTCACGCGGGTTGCCGAACCCCGATCCGGGGTTCGGTTCACACCAATCCGATCTGGATGGAGAAACCCCATGCCCACGTGCATGAAAACGCCCTACCCCGCCCGCCGAACCAAGGACGGCCTGGCGATCATCGGACCCACGTGGGCCGACGTCACCGGCACCCGATTCTTCAACGACGACCAGGGTGCACCGGGCGGTACCGGAACCCCGCCGGCGCAGGAACAGAACCCGACCGGCACTCCCGGCGGCGCGGACGACCCGGGATTCCCGGCCAACACGCCCGTCGCGCAGATGACGGCCGAACAGCAAGCCGCCTACTGGCGGGACCAGTCGAAGAAGCAGCAGTCCCTCGCGGAGAAGTTCGCGAAGCTCGGTGACTTCGACACGGTGAAGAAGGCGCTCGACGACGCGGAAGCGTCACGTCAGAGCGCTCTCACTGAACAGCAGAAGGCCGTTGAAGCCGCGGAAGCGGCAGCGAAGACGGCCGGCTACGAAGAGGCGCGCGACAAGTTCGCCCGCCCCGCCGTGGCCGCGATCCTGCTCGCCCGCACGAAACGTGCCGACGAGAAGGACGAGGACGCAACCGCACGCGTCAAGGGTGTCGTCGATGCCCTGAACGTCGCCGCGTTCCTCGACGAGCACGGAGTTCTCGACGCCGCGAAGGTCGAGACGTTCGCCCAGTCCCTCGCTCCGACGGACAGCAACGGTGGCAGTGGTCAGCACGGCGATCCGCTCGCTGACGTACTGCGGAGGCAGTCACCCACCCCGGTCGGCTCTGGCGGTTCCGTCAAGGCGATCGAAGACGAGGTGTACGCCCGTCTGTCCACCAAGAAGTAACCCCAACACAACACAGAAGGAGTCAAAGTGGTCGATTTCCAGATCACGACGGCTGCGACGGGGCGTCCCATCGACACTCGCTGGCGGGTCTCCAAGACCGGCGAGGGTTCGGAGCGTTCCGGGCAGCTCGACCCGACGGCATTCACGTCGGGCACCCACTACAACCTCGGTGGCCGCACCGACAACGTCATCCCCTCGGGTGTCGCCGTCGCGAAGCTCGCCAGCGGCCTCTACGGCCTGTACGACCCCGCGGCCGGTTCGGGAGGCGACCCCCGTCGCGTTCTCGCCGGATTCGTCGGTGACATCGAGGGCGTCGAGCTCGGCGCAACCCCGTCCGCATCCAAGCCGACGTTCGCGCTCGTCATCAACGCGATCATCGACCCGACCAAGCTCCCCGTCGTGGCGCAGCGCACGAACCTCGGTTCGGCTGCTTCCGTGACCGGTCGCTTCACCTACGTCTAAGGAGGTAAGGAACCATGGCATTCAGCAAGAACTTCCGTACCCCCGCACAGCTCACCGGCGTCGCACGGGCCGCGTTCCGCGCGTTCGTCGAGCAGTACGCCGTGTCGAACCTGCTCCCCATCGAGGCGTACCGTGGCCTGGACTTCACCTACGGTGACGTCGAGGGCGCGCTCCCCGCCGCGGCCGTCTACCGTGCGTTCGACACCGAGTCGTCCGTCGGTGAGATCCCGGCCGGCTCGAGCAAGTCCGGCAAGCTGCCTCCCATCAGCCAGCGGCACCCCGTGGGCGAGTACCAGCAGCTCAAGATGTACGGCGACAACGAGGGCATCGGAGAGGCGTTCGAGCAGCGCGCGATCCGCTCGGCACAGGCGATCGGCGCTCGCGTCATCCTCGCCGCGTACCAGGCGCTCGCGACCGGCTCGGTCAGCATCGTCGAGAACGGGATGAACTTCTCGGTCAACTACGGGCGCACCGCCGGCCTCACCGCCAACGCTGCGACCGCGTGGTCGACGATCGCCACCGCCGACCCGATCACGGACCTCGAGACGCTTCGCGCGATCTACAAGCGTCCCATCGGTCGTGTCGTGCTGTCGCGTCAGGCGATGAACTACCTGCAGACGAACACGAACATCATCAAGCTCGTGCTCGGTCGCGGGTCGGACCTCGTGCCCCGCGTGTCGGTGGCCGATGTGCAGTCGGTGTTCTCCGACTACGACCTCGG